AAAATCTCTATTGTTTATCTTACTCAGAGCTTTTTTGAATTCTTTTATTCTGCCCTTCAATTCTTTCTTAATTAATTGTTTACAAGTCTTGTTCTTCTCCATAATTCTCTCCCTCCATTCTAATGTTTAAACTATCTCTTTCTAATTTCGCTTCTTGTTTTTTACATTCCTTGCAGATCCAATAAGGAATCTCTACAACACTGTATTCCTCTTTGCCACACATGAAACACTTAATCGTCGTCATCTTCATCACACTCGTAATCTTCATTATCGCAAGGATCAACATAATCTGATCTATCATCGTCTGCCAATTCTGGGCAAGTTATGTTATCTGATGTTAACTTTGTGCCACAATTCGGGCAATACTCCCAACTTGATAATATAAGTTCGCCACAATTTCTACAGAAAAACTCCGTCATATTTACATCTCCCTATTTTTATTTTTACATTTCCTAAACTATAACATATATAACCACGAAGTATATATAAAGGTATGTTTTCAGTTTCATAAACAAAAATAGGTATTTTATTTAAGTTTCATAAATATAAAGAAGGTAATGGTTTGATATCTTAATGTAGTATATAAATGTTGCTAAAATTAGGGTTTTTTATAAAATATAAAGATAAGGGACACGAGGGAGATGGTACGCCCCTCTTATATATAATATTGATATATAAGTATATTAATCGTTTAATTCTTTGCTTTTGAGAATTTCTCTGAGTTGAAAACTTATGTTTTCGTCCTTAATAGTTGTTATAAATATAGTGTTATCCACGATGTCCGTGACTGTGCCTGTGTAGAAAACAAAACCTTTCTCTGATTCTGGATTCTTGATCTTGAATATATATTTTTTATCTGTTAGAAACATTACTCTGTTCGCCCCTGCAATATATATTTAATTCTTAATACATTATTCGCATACTCAGTAGCTGTTGTGTATATAGATCTTTTAAGTTCTAATGGCTCTAAGACATCGGTTAAGTTTGTTACTTCTGCATCCTCTACATTAATACCATAGTCTTTGTCCTTGTTATATCTCATCTTGCCTAAGGCTGTAAGTTTTTGCATTCCTGCACTCTGTGCCAATAACTTAGGGATATATTCTAAGGCACTTGCATATTTTTCTATAATTGCCTGATAGTTGCCGTTTTCTATTGTTTTAGCGTATTCTCGCAAGTCATAAGCTAGTTTTACTTCTATTACGCCACCACCTAAGACATATTGTTTGTATTTCCTTATTGTTTTTATTACACCTAAGGCATCGTTTATGCCCCTCTCATATTCGTCTTGGTTAAGCTTATTACTTCCACCTATTACTATTGTTACAGCTTTTGTATTGCCCTCTATTACTATATATCTTTCATCTGCATATTCTTTTATATATGCTCGCTCTACAATAAGAATGTCGTCTTTCCTAGCTGTGTCTATGTTTTTGACAATTGTGCCTTTACCCTTGCTTAGAATTTCTAGGTCTTCCTTTGGTACGTTTCTAACTGCTAAGATATTGTTTCTGGCGAAATAATCTAAGGCATAATCGTGTATATTCCTTTGACATATAACCACATTTGCTCCGAGTTCTTTTATCTTCTTTGCTTTGGCTATTACTGTGTCTTTTTCCATTTCAATTAAGTTGTTGTATTGGTTAACTCCAGAGATGTCTATTTTCATATCTAAAGCAGGATTTACCAATTCTAAGGCATCATCTAAGAGAATTACTTTGGCTTTTTTTATATCCTCTGGCATTTTGTTAAGTGGAGAATTTACATCTAAAACTAAGCCTTCCACTAATTCTGTGTTTGAGACGCTTCCTGTTTTTGGTTTTAATTTCCTAATCTGATTTAAATCGCCATCTGTTTTTATTACTGCATCAACACAAATATTATAAATAGATTCTAACCCTTCAGAGTTCTTGCCTGTTAAGGTTGTTTTTACAAAGTTTTTAAGAGCTACTTTGTCATTTGTGTCTATCTCTTTTGAATATCTTTCTAATAATTCGTCTGTTTTTTGTAGTGCTATTTTATAACCTTTTGTTATTGTTACAGTATCAACGCCTTCTTCTTGCTTTAGCTCTAACCCGTACTGACATAGTTTGCCTGCAATTACAGTCATACTTGTTGTGCCGTCTCCAACCCTGTCTGCGAGTATATTTGCACTTTCTACAAGAGACTGGATTATTGGATTTGTTATATTTAAGTTTGTTAAAATAGTTGCACCATCGTTACTTGTAATGCTGTCTCCTATATTATTTACAACTAGAACATCTGCACCTTTGGGTCCAAGTGTTTGTCCTATAATATTAGACACTTTTATAACATTTATTACATTTTCTGTTAAGGCATCTAAACCTTGTGCTTGCACATTAGGTTGGTTGTTATTTGCCATCTATATCACCTCTATTTCTTTTCTTTATCTTTTACTGTTATAAAAAAACCTTTATCATCTCTATTTATTTTATCTATTACTTTATCAGTAGATATTCTATACTTATTTGGTAACTCGCCTAAAAACTTATTGAATCTCAATTCGTATGCTTCTAAAATTAGTTTTGAATGTCGTACGCCTTCTATTGCTCTGGTTGTAAGAAAATTTAAATCTGCAAAGGCTAGACCGTCCTCTGGACTAAGGTATATCTTATCTGTATCTGACATTGTATCACTCCTTTATCTTTTTCTTATATATACGCGCTGATGCTTTTTATACTTTTCGGTTTTGAACAATTCTTTGAAACCTAAATCTACTCCAATATTTACTCCAAAAATATTTATATAGAAATTGTATTCTAAGTCGTTAAAATTAAAGGGTGCTAACTCTAAATGAAAGTATTTTGTGTCTATGATCCAACCTGTTTCTATTACTTTCCATATTTTTTTAATTGTTTTTACAAAACTCATTCTTTCACCTCTTTAAGATATGTTTTATCTATATATATAAATCCTATATTTTTTATGAACACTGTGCTCCATTTACCAAAATCTTTTTCTCTGATCAATTCTCCTTCCTTATCTGCATGTTCGCCTTTTAAGATTAATACTTTTTTCATAATGAACCAATAATCGCACTTGCTATATTAGGAAGTATACCTAACAGACTTAACACCCATAAAATTATAACAAGTAACAATACAACAATTATACTTGCTATGATCAATAGTGTGAAGTTTAAGATTACTTTTTTCTTTGGTCTTGAAAAAAACCATTTGATTATATTTATTCCACTTTGATTATTTTCTATATTTGATTTTATGTTTTTTATCTCTTCTGAGTGCGTGTTTATTTGTTTATCATGATAGTTTATTCTGTCTTTGTTTTTTTGCATACCTACCTTGATATCAGTTATATCGTCTTGAACCTTGTCTATTTTATTACCTATTTTGTTTTGTGTGGTTATAAGGTTGTCTATCTTCACACTAAGCACGTCCTTGTTCATTTAATCATCTCTTATTTTGTTACTTCTTTTGGATTTAGAATTTCGTAATTTGATTTTATTTCTTTAAGTTTATTCTTCTGTTCTAATATTCTTTGTTCTGTTTCAGTTGTGTCTTGCTCTAATTTATTTAGATATTCGTCTGTAATCTCAATCTTTTCCTCATATGTTTTTATTTGATATACCTTACCGTTTTCTTTTACAATTTCTTCGCTTATTAATTCTAACATCTAATCACCTTTTTTATAATATTATGCCAAATAACCTTATCTTTATTGTTCCTGCAGTCCCTGAATCAGTATTACTTACATTTACATACACATCTGAATTGCTTTCGCCTTTACCATATTCATTAGATAAGTCTACACTTTTTAATTTTGAGACATTTGAAGAGTAAACAAAATTTAAGGCTAATATATTATTATAACTTGTTGCATTATTACCTATTGTTATGCTAGCATCACCAATTAGACTATCAGCAGTAAGTGTTTCTACTACTATATTTGTTATATAATAATATTTGTCAATAGAATCTAATATCTTGGTTGCGCCTGTTGTTTTTAAGTCTATTGTTGCAGATCCTAAATACTTTATTCCTGTCGTTTGTGTTAAAGGAGCAATATCATCAGTAATATCTGAAGTCCACCCATTTGCAGTATCTACTTTTAACCAGTCAGCAGGTGTGCCACCAGTTGATCTAAATCTAATAACTGCATCAGTATCTTCATTATAATTATCTTTATCTGTTGCATTTGCAAAATCCCACAATACTTTAGCATCTGCAGGAACTTCTTGCTTAACACTAGCATCATCAACATATGCAGTTACATCATTACCATTAATATTTATATGCATTGTAATGTCGCCATTTGCTGGGGCAGGTATAGGGTTATCGCTACTCAATTCTACCCAATCACTAGTTAGGGTTGTAGTTACAAACATATCAGGTCCTAAATCTTGAGGTCCTGTATATGCTTCCCATTGATTATCTACAAAATTATATACCTTTGTAGGAGATAAATCTATATTATCATCTAAGAAAAACATACTTATTTCTCCAGATCCTTTACCATATACACTTACAGAGCAATTATCTCCTGCTGTTAACCCTGTAACACTTTGAGATATGTATTTACCATATCCATTTGAATCATTTACAAACTTAACAGAATATGACCCATTTCTTACCTCTGTGCTCTCTTGGGTTAATGAACCACCAACACCTTGCCCAGCATTACCTTTTGTCCAATTAGTTAATGTTGTAGAATCAGTCCAATTTTCAAAACTTGGGTCTGTTAATTGCTCTGAACCACCTGTGCTTGGTTTCTTTATATTTCCTCTTAATATATTATATGCCATTTAATCACCTTCTATATTATTAACCAATTTACTCCATCAGAGTATATTGTAACACTACCATAATCACTGCTTATTGTTAATGTTTCTGAACCATCAATTGTCTCACTACCTTCGGTATTTATAGTTATATTATTCGCACCTGCATTACCACTTGCATCTTTTATTACTATTGTTCTGCCACTTGCTACTTGAGAACTCGGCAAGGTTATAGTTGTTGGGCCTGTGCTTGTATAAGTAACATTTAGTATATCATCGCCATTCACTAAGCTATAAGTTGCAGAATTAATTGTTGTTATGTTCCTCCAACGACCACCTTTTGTAGATAATCCACCATCTTTGTCAAAATATGCTTTCTCTACATCTGAATTTTGAATACTTACTATTTTTGCCCCTGGAGTTGTTAGGGTGTAGTAAGCTTTCAAAATTAGACCTATTGCAGTAGCATCATCGTGGTCAGTCCCCTGCATTGTTAGTGGTAAGGGATTACTACCCCAAGCAGAGACTTTTGCACCAGAGGCATATATTGAATCTCCTGTAATTGACCCATAAGTAGTTATTTTACCGTCTTTATCTATTGATACTTTTTCTACACCATTATTCCGTATACTTAACAACAGTGAGCCTGAAGCTGTATAATTATATAATGTGTCTACAATTAGACTTATTGCTGTTACCCCATTTGGTTGGTCTCCTCTTAATGTTGCTGCAGTTCCTGAACTCGCCGCAAATAAACCATTTGAAGCATAGAAACTTCCTGCTGTAATATCTTCACTTGTGGTATTACCAATCTCAGTGACTTTTTGTAAGTCTGGTATTTTTTTTAATCGCCCGTTATTTAAATCCATTTATACCACCTCACTTCGCAAATAGTCTATATGCACTATCTGTTCCACTGTGTGTTATTCTTATACTATCCACATCTAATCCTGTTAGGTCTAACGTCTCGCCATTTTTCATTGTGAATTGTGTTCCAAATGTAGAACCATCTTCGCTTAATTCTATTAATATATCGCCTGATCCATCACAAACAAGATAACCTGTGCTTGCATTCCTTCCAAGATTAGAATTAATATCAATTGTTACTGGGCTATCTGCTGCTGTGAATGAACTGTCTTCTGCTGGATAATAACCAGGTCCATAACTTTCTCCTGCTATGTGTGTGTATTGATAACCATTTTCATCAACCAAAGCATCTTTTGGATTTGTACCATCTGTGAAAGCAGCAACATCAACGTTTAGATCGCCACCTAAATTTAATGTTGCACCGTCTAAAATAGTTTTAAGACGCCCCTTTGAATCAAACTGAAAAGTAGAAAACTCACCATCTGCTAATGTAATATCAGATGAGTTGTATTCGCCACCAACAACTAAACCTAAGTTGTCATACCTAGTGGCTCCTTGTCTAAAACCAGACCTTCTTAATATGTCTTGGTAAGAGTTTTGTTCTGCCATAATAGACACCTCCGTGTGTAAGTCTGTGCTGTGTCTATCTCTGATTTAATTTACAATAATAATCTACAATAGTAGAAATTATTATTTATATATAGGTTTCTGATATTTATATATTTATCTTTTTAATTGACCTAAATTCTCTAAAAACCAATATAAAAATAAACCTACAATTATTGTCAATATTATCTCATATAACATCTTATCTGCTCCTATTTTATTTTTTTATAAAATATCCATCTAAAAATACTATAATTATCTTTTAAGATCTGCATATCTTTTTTAAGATATTCTGTTTTCCTGTGCCATGCCTGAATAATTGGCTCACATTTCGGGAATAATAATCTGTGAAAGTATAAAGCAATCCATGTTAGGATATTCTCTTTCTTACCATTACCCTTAAAGCAATCTTCGGGATATATCATTGGGCATATTGTTCCTAATCGATTTAATGAAAAATAATTCTGACCAACGAAAAAGGCATTAGGGAACAGAAATACTGCTAACTTGAGTTTCTTATTGTTTTTATCACAATATTCTTTTGCAAGCTTTACCCTGTTTGTTATTTGCTTAGTTTTGAATATATTCTTATAATCAGATTTTATATACCTTATATAATCTAACATGATATTCGCTTCTTTGGAGTATTTTCTCACACGGTTAAGATATTCTTTATCAGTTATATATCCAGAAACTATAACAATATAAGGTATTTTGTTCGCTTGTTTTATCTTTTTGCAATAATCAAAAACTTCTTTATCATTTTTCGGGAGATATTTATTATCAAAGGTTATAGAAAGATAAATTTCTTTAAAGTTTTTGTAATTCTTTGGATCTTGCTCTCGGTTATTCCATACTACCCATATTCCTCTCATATAACTCACTTATATAATAAACAACACCAACCTGTTGCTTTGCTACTTACAGTTCCATCAGTATCTTGGTTTAATCTTACTACTAAATGACCTGTATCTGTTAGACCACTTAAATCAAATATAGCATTAATATCTTGTTCGCTCGTGAATGTAGAACCCCCATCTAATGAAACTTGAGCTTTTACACTTGCTCCACTTGGTATTTCCTCATATAACTTTGGTCTAATATATGCAGATTTATATCCTGTGCCTACATCTTTATCTATGCTTTGTATAAACGAATCATCATAACCATAAGCAACAATATTATCTATATAATTATCTGCAGATGAACTTGCAGAACTACCCCAACTACTATATATATATGATTCAAACTTAAAAGTCTTATTACCAAAATAATTAGTAGTATTTATTTCTTTTGTTTCTGGAGAACTATTTTCATACGTTTGTTCCGTCGCAGCAGCTCCACGATCTATACTAATAGAATAAAGAAGAGAACTATCTAATTTAGTATAAAAATGACCTTTTCCATCATTATTAAAATAAAAATAATATTTTAAATCAAAAGTTATTTTGGATATATTTGTAACATCAATTGTTTGATAAACTGTTGCTGTACTCTCTGCACTACCAGAATATACCGAAATACTTTGATGAAGTCTATGAGAATATGTACCATCTGTAGCATAAGACGTGCTTTGCCCAGATGAACTATAACTATCATGTGTTGTAGTCCAATTTGTTTCGGTTTCAAAACTTGGCTCTGAAACAGGACTTGGTGATAATGGTGTTGTGCCTGCTTTTGAATAATAAATACTTGAAAAATATTGTGAAGTTGTGTTTGTTGTATCTGCTGTGTTTTTGTATCCATTTGAATCACTGAATAAATCTACTATCTTATAAGGACTGCTTATTTCGTCCATTACATCTAAATTTGTAGTATTCAACATCGCTATATCACAACTTGTTTTAAGAGTATCATTAAAATTCTCATTTACTTCAGAACTCTTTGCCCAACTACCTGCACTAAATATATTATATGCCATAAAATCACCTAATTAAGTTTATCTGTTTGCTCAAATATTAAATTTATATATTGGTCTTTGGTTATTGTAGATATTACATCTCGCGAATACAACACACTCTTTGTAGAATCAAATAATCCAAACTCTCTTATATAATAACCATTCGCTTGAACATTGTTAATTGTGAACCTGTTGGTTATTGTCCTTAGTGCCTCGTCTTGAACTGGATAACCTGAATCCATTTCTCCAAATGTGTCTGCAACTGGATAAGTATTTATCCAATCCATTATTACATCGTCATTAGTTAGATCTGAATTTATTTTTATATTCGCCCTAATACTATCAATAGATGTAATTGTAACTCCAGATCCAGTAGAACTATCTGAGTTTCCTATATCGCATACTATTGCATTCCAACCTGTTTCTAATTGACCATAATTAAAGTTATAAGTATCATAATCTGAGAACCCGCCTGTGCCTAAGTCTATGCTAATTGTGTCTGTTGTGTTTACTAATTTGCTTACACTATTTAAATAAAAAGCAAAAAACAAATAACTGTTAGACCCATCAAAGCTTGTAACTGTCTTATCATAACTCGCTGTGCCACTTGAATATGTTGCTAATAAATCTAAACTTCCTGTACCTTCTAACCTGTTTCCTGCTGTTGTGTCTAAAGTAACCCCTGTGGCGTCATTTGAGGCTGTCCAACCTGTTGTGGCATCACAACTATCTATTAAGACTACATTGGTTAAACTTAAAGGAATAGGTGCATATAAGCTTGTGTCTGACACTTCTGGAGTTTTGTTACACATACCAACCTGAAAGTATTTTATATAACTATATTTACCAAGATTAAATGTTCTATCTAAAGCTGTATTTTTCGCCTTATTTGTTAATATACCACTTACCATAATAATCAACTCTTATAAGTTTCGTCCTCTAATGTTGTTTTTGGTCCTTCGTAACCATCTGGAGTCCATTTATAATTATCCCATACACCATAAGTTGGGTGATCCCAAATAAGATAATCTCCAGTAATGTCTTCGGATTTTACATTTATTTTGTTCCTGTAAAACTCATTTGTGTGTGAAACATTAAGAAAATCTGTCAATACTTGATAATCGCCTTGCAATTGCTGTTCTAAGTCACTTATTCGTTTTTTTATCTCTAATTCTGAAGTTCCTATTCTATATGTTGAATCGCCTATTGTTATCTTTGCTCCTCCGCCAGGATATTCTCTAATTATTCTTGTTATTAAGAATTCTCTATTGTAGATGTTCCTGCTTGCATCTGTTACAGTTATTAATTCGCCTAATTTATAATAATTGTTCTTATCTGTTGTACCTTGCAATTGAACTGTTGTAGTGTAGAAAGGAACTGAATAAGTGCTTAATAGTTTCTTTGCCCTTGTTAAGGCATCTTCTGTATTGTACACATCTGTTACAGTTAAGGTTTTTGGTATAGGCTTATAGTTGCCTTCTGAATCTTTGCCCTTGTTATATAATGCAATACTTGATTCGTCTCGCACACGAACAACAGGAGGAACTTGTGAAGCTGTTGTAATTCTTATATTGTCTGTGCCACTTGCTGGAGCTGTTACAAAGTTTATTTGTTTATTTGGTTTGTCTATCCAATAATCATAACTTGCACTTACGCCCTCTGTTCCTCTTGTCTGCCTTATCCAATTTGAACCGTCATAAACTTCTACTAATACAGAATCGCTTGGAGTAACGTCTATTGTGAAGGTCTTTGTTGTTCCATCTCCACTGAATAAATATTGTGGGCTCTCTGCGGAAGTTGCTGATCCATATAAGGTTAACTCGTTGTATAATTGTGTTGAATCTTCCTTCCATTTTGCAATCTCTGTTGCGTCGTTGGGTAGAGTTAAAGAATTACTATTTGTCCAATATCCTTTTGATACAAAAAATACGCTTCCTGTGTTAGAATTGTATTCTGGATCATATAATATTATATAGTCTATTATCTTTGCTAATGTACTTACTCGCTCTAACACATTATTCTTAACAGTCGTAATGAACTGCCTTAAAGTATTTAAAGTGCCTGAATCTTCCACTACTACGGGTAACACCTCTTTTATCATATCTTTGGCTATTGCACTTATCTTACCTGCTGTTGGGTCTGTATCTCGGTTATATACTTTTACCCTGTTTGATTTTGATAGTTTATATATCTCATCTGCACAATCTACCATTAATAAGTTATACTCATCTTTTATCTCGGTTATAATACCCTTAAATATTAATCTATCTGTGCTTGTTGTCCACCCCTCATATACTCTTATCGCATTCCAACAAGATAAGTTATAGCTGTCTTTTATGGTCTTTAATAACTTAATGGTCAAAAGGTCTGGTCTGTTGTTTAAATCCCCAGTGTATTTCCAACCTTTATTGTAAGAACTTACATCTGTCCAACCATTACCATCGTTGAAGTCTATTTCTACTTTTGTCTTTTTATCTGCCATAATCTTACCCAATTACTCTTGAATTTAATAAATCTAAAATATATTCTAATTTATTGGGGCTACCACCAACATCGTCATAATTAAACTTGTTTATAACGACATCTAAACCCCCACCTGTATCAAACCTATCATGAAAACTGCCATTAGTGTTGTGTTCCATCGCCCCAATAATAATATCTAAAAAATTACTTATTTGTGTTTCTGTGCCTATATATGTCCCACTTAATTCATATATGAAATAAGGATAACCAAAATTTATTGTCTCTGCTTGATCGCCTGAAACAAAGGGCGGAACTGTTACTAAGTTTGTAACTGTTTTTTGTGTTATTTCTTTTACAACACCTAAATCTACGCTTGAACCATCTAAATATAAAGCTACAGACATTATACACCACCTGCTGAATTATAACTTATCCTTCTTTGTATCTCTTCGCTTACCTTCTCGGCTAATTCTCTTATCTGTGTGTCTGAGTTTAATTCTTGAACTGCTATGTTTACATTCATGGTATTTATTTTTGTCCCTGAACTTCCTAAACTGCTGGGGTTTTTTGTTGCTATTAAATAATCATCTGGAGCTGTGGTTATTACTTTGCCCCCTGGAGTTATAATTGCATCGCTAACACTTGTTGAACCACCTGATCCGCCTCCGCCACCTCCAAAAACAGAAGCAATCTGGCTGCTTATCCAACTTACTATACTATTGAATAAATGCTTTACTGGATTTACTATGTTATTTCTTATCCAAGATCCTATGCTCTTTATTGCATTACTTATCCCGTCTTTTATGCTCTTGAAAAAATTACTTACTGGATCTGTTATATTGGTTTTTATCCACTTTATTATCTTTTTGTATATACCTTTTATGCCTTTTTTTATTTTGCCAAAGAATAAACTTATTGGTTTTATTATATATGTATTTATCCATTTTGCTATATTAACAACATGATTCGCTATCGCTATGCCTATATTCGCAAAGAAATCACCAAGAGGAACTAAAATATTATCATATACCCATTTACCTGCATCTGCAACTGCATTTGCAATTGCTGATCCTACACCTGCGAAGAAATTACCAATAGGGGTTAAAATATTGTCATATATCCAAACCGCTACCTTGCCTATTGCTTTGCCTAAGGCTGTGAATAATTTTTCAAATATAGTAACTATTTCGCCAACCCAAGGTAGTTGCTCTATCTTACCACCAATTTCTTGTATAGCTCCAATAAGACCTTGCAATAATCCTTCTGCTTTTTCTTTTAATGTGTCCCCGTTTCTTAACTTTTCTAAACCTTCGGCTTGATTCTCTTTGCCCTTCTTTATATTCTCATTTGCTGTTTTCATCTGTGCAACATAACCTTTGAGCATTAATATTGCAAGAGGTCTTAAAATTGTTGCAACAAAGTCTGCTAAGGGTTTAAGCGCCAACATAAATGCTTTTTTCATCAATAAACTGGTAGACTTTAAGGCTGGGCTTACATCTTTTAATACTGAATATATCTTGGATAATAACTCAATTGTCTGATTCGCAACAATAGCCAAGATGCCAAAGCTTTTACTGGATAATTTGTTTGATTTTGATATTGAGTCCTGAACCTTATTAATAGTGTTATTGCTGCTCGCTGTTGCGTTAGACGTTACATTAGAGGTTACTGTGTTATTCGCTTGGTTTATAACTCTTAATACAATTTCCTCACTTGCCATTATAACACCTCATCTGAGTTATCCTTCCTTCTTAACTTATTTATATACATTATAGCCATTATCTCATTTATATCTTGTTTGTCTATCTCACTTGGTAACCACTTGAATCTTTGTGCACAATTTTCTTTTATGATTAAATCTATTGCTTTGGGCTCTAAAAATCCTTCTTGCAATAGAACTTCTCTCATTTTATCGCTGACCTCATAAAACTTTTTTATTTTTTTTTTATAGTCTCTAAATCTATGCCATTGATATAAGCATCTAACTTGTCCAGAATTGGCTCAATTTCGTCCTCATATAAATTGTTTATTTCCTCTTTTGATATTTGAGGGTCTAAAAACTTATATAGGTTGTCTAACCTGAACTTGTTTAACTCTGCCGCATATTTCAAACCTTTATCTGCATCTGATAAATTCTCTTTTATCTCTGCCATTTTGTTTAAGTATTCTTGCTTGTCCTTAACAAGAACACGCTTAAACCTATACTTTTTATCTCTGATCTCTATCTCCATATTCTCACCTATTTCTTTATGCTATATAATTTGTTTCTAATTGGTCCTTAAAAGTTACAGTTCCTAATGCTTTTGGTATATAACTAAATTCTGCAAATACTCTATTATTGCTTAGATCTACTGCATGATTTAATTCTGTTAGGTTTACATCTGTTAGAGCTAAACTTAACTCATATTGTGTTGTTGTTGCGCCTGTTGTTGCAACAAAACTTAGTGCTTTTGCATTCCCTGTTTCTGATCCTGTGGAGAATGTTGTTTTAAAGTCGTTGTATAAATCTAAGGAACTAAATATTGCAACAAATGAACCATTCATTTTTATTTCTCCTTCTGGTAGTGCTTGCCTACGCCTGTCTCCAATATTGTATTCGTCTTCGCCCAGATTGTTGTTATAAGTGAAATTAAAAGTTTTTACATCTATTTCTCCAGAATCCCAACTTACTGTTGCTGAATAACTTGGTTGTACTGGCTCTGTTGGAGCTGTTCGTGTGCCTACACTAGACGTTATTGTAGTTACATCTTTGCCAACCCAATTATAAGTGCCTTTTAATAATCCACCTGTGTCTAAGTCTAAGCTGAAATCATTTACTTTACAACCTGCAACTGTAAACCCTTTGTCTGTGCTTATAAAATTCTGTGTTAAAGTGAAGGAACTTAAACCCTCTGTGTCTGCTTGTGCTAATGTGTGTGTTGTTGGTCCTGTGCCTGATGGGGAGTCTGTGCCTAAAGCATAAGCTAATAATCTGCCATTTAAGATAGACCCTGTTAAGCTTCCTGATACCCCGTATTTGCCGTACACTAATTGGTTGTTTTTTCGTGAACCAACACCATAATTCTCTACTACATTTTGTTTCTCGCTTATACTTCCTGTTGCTTCCAATAACCCAACATCTAAGCTTGCAGTTACTGGAGTTCCCCATGTTGTTTCTTTTGCCATTTCCCAAAAACTTGTATATCCTGTGTCATATGTCATTATTTACCACCCTTTTTCTTTTCTACTTTATAACCTTTATGATTTGAGAAGTAAGCTAAATCATCTTTGTCTGTTACTTCGCATTCTTTATTAATGAACTCATAAAAATTACCCTTGGCTGTTGATACTTTATAATAATCTCGCTTTGTGTTGCTACAAATAACTTTCATTATACCGCCTCCGAGTTGCATGTTATATTTATCTCCATAACTATCCTAAAATTCTTATGTAATTTTGTGTTTTCTGAATTGCTAAAAGGAGTTGTGTCTTTAATCTCTAATATACACTGTTCGCCCTCTGTACCATAATCTTTGCCTGCTGGGACTATATAATTTACATTTTTGTGTATAATTCGCTTTACCTCTTCCTGCATCAAAAAAACCTGTGCTTGGGATAAATCTGTTCGCAAGTCAACAGATACCCTATAAACTACTTTTCTGTTTGTGTTGCCTACAGAGGAAGGATTTTCGCTTGTAATTCTATTGTAAATAAGAACTTCGTCTTGGTTTGTGAAGCCATTTGCACGCTTCTTTTCGTAATACTCATTAAAAATAGGAAGGCGGTTGCCTGTGTTACTTTTATTCCATTCGTCTTTTAACAGACTCTTGACTAATAAACTACCTATGATCATTGTCCCACCTAATTAATTAATATGCTTTAAAAACGCATCGTTTTAATGATGCTCTGTAGGGATTTTATTTGTGAGATATAACTATCTCTTTTCGTAGATAAATCTTGATCGCCAACTTTTATGTTTGCGGCATAATCGTCATTATCTACAAGGTTTAGTGCTGTTTTAAGTATACAAAGTTTTTCTATTTCGCTGGGTACTGTGGATTTACCCCATTTATAAGTCAATCTTAAATAATGGTCGCCCCATTCTACTGGCTTTATATATATAATACTCTTGTTGTAATCTATCCAATAATCATCGCCACGACCTTCGGTTTTATCTGTTACAAAATCAATATAAGAATTTCCATCAAAGTTTTCTATTTTCCAATCTGAATCTTTTATTAATAATGGTCTATATGTTGGGAATATAGGCATATACCCGTCGCTGGTTCTCGCATTTGGATTTAAATCATGATACTCGCTTGTCACAAGGTTACTCTTGAAAGATGTCATTGTAAACCTGTCTATCTCGCCCTCGTTTCTTTTTATATAATCTGCAATAACAGAATCTGTTGGAGTACTGCTTGGACTGAATGTTGTTGGATCTAACCCTAAGAATTCTGCAACTTGCTGGACTGTGCAATATGTTGTGGAATAACTCGGTAAGCGAACATAAAACCCTGTGTCATCTTGATATGCATTATAATAATAAAAAAAGGGAGTATAACCCGTTTTTGTTACCTTGACTAAATGAACATTATTAGTATCATCTAAGGTTATATTAGAATCTAATGTGCCAAAAGAATTGGTTGTGCCTGTGCTAACAGATGATCCAGATGCAGAGTATATTGTTATATCTGCTCCGTCTATCAGATTCGCATTCTGATCTTTTACCAAAATATTGAAATTATATGTAGTCATATTATCCCTTATATTTATTTATTACTTTATCTATTGCATTTCTTACATATGCTTTTGGGTCTGTGCCTTCTTTTGCTATTTTTCGCTGAACAGCATAAGCAAAGTTCGGATTAAAGCCTTTATGTCTTGCCCATTCTATTAATGGTTTAATAGGTGTCCAGTGAGGCTCTGTACCATACTCAACATAATCTGCATAATTAATTCCATATCTTACTATACAACCATTCTGAGTAGGAATCAACTCGCCACTTTGTAATAATTGCCCTGTATCAACAGAGCCATAATCTACGAGGTTTTGCTTGGATTGGGAGAAAATCTCCTCACCCAAATACCTTGCAACCTTTATGAGTCCTTCTTCTACGCTGTTCGCTTCTATAGTAACCATATTACCAATTTATTTCTTTACTGCTTTTTTTTGCTTTTCTTTTGATTTTTTCTTTTCTAATTCTTCATGATAAAACAATTTGCCTTTGTGGTATTCTTTGTATAATTTATAGATTTCTGGATCTGTTTCTTTGAAAAAATCTTCCTCTTCTTTTGTTAACTTTACTAAGACAATATCATGTCTTCTTATAAAATCTCTTAGTGCTTTGTAAAATCCGTAATGAACTCTTTTCTTATTAATAGTACGAACTATTGAAGTGCCATATATGCTTTTTAATGGTTTTATATCCTGTACTCCAAATAAGTCCAAAACTTTGGGTTTCTCGCTGTGACCAAAAAAATACTTATGATAAGTGGTCATAACACTCTGATTTACAGTTTTATCTTTTGTATCAACTAATGCCATATTTTCATCTCCTGCTTTTTCTATATCTTAAAAAACATTATAAAGGGGGTTAACCCTTTATAACGAACTTGCTTTTAAGTCTCTAATAGAACCTTGTCTAAATCTGCTCCTACATCGCAATTCGCCTGCTGTGTAGTAAGCTGACTTTTCTTTTGCTGCATCTAACAATACCCAGTTGTTTGCATTTGTTATGATAGTTGGTTGTGCAACATTTATGCTTACTTGAGGAACACCCCATTGTGCACTTGTGTCCATTACATAAACTCTTCCTATGCTGTCTTTTTGTACATTTGGATCAGTAAATATAGGAACACCATCTATGCTTGCTATTGGGAATCCAACTTCTTGTCCGTTGCTTGGTTTTGCACCTTCCTCAGTTACTTCATATCGCATCTCAGCCATTGGAGCATATCTCATCTGAGTTTGTGCTGAACTTAACATCTGTCCGTAAGTGTCTGTGTTTGTTATTGCTAGGTTTGGGTTTCCGTTGTTACCTCTTATATCGCCTGTCATTGCGAAAAAGTAACCCATACTCCAAGTTCTATCTGTGCCTGAATTGTGGTCTGTTAAAGCATCATACCAAGTGTAAGTAGATACATCTACTCCATTGTAATCCTCGTCGCCTGCTGTCCAACCTGCTGCCGAAGCATAAGCTGCACTTGCTGTCATTCTATCAACAGATTCTAAGTTGTTACCTGCTAATGTGTCACCGTCTGTATTTAAGTGGCTGTTTAAACCTGCTGCGTGGAATTCTGCTGTATTCTTCAAAATCCAATCTACATCAACATAATCGTTTGCTCTTGCTTTCAATAAAGTTTTATTTGTTAATTCTATAGATGTGATTTCTTCTTTGAATCCTACTGTTGTCTCATAGATATCAGGCTTGTCTGTGTCGGGTATTGCTCCACCTTCTGCTATACCTGTTGATAGAGTGCCTGTTGCGTACAATAATCTCATACCATCTGGGTTGTCTCCACCATATACATCTTTTGGCAATATACTGAATGTGTTCTTTGAGTACAATATATTGATAAACGCTCTTGCACCATATACTGTGTTCGCATATCCAGAAGTGCTTGATACAATTGGATCATCAGATTTTGCTAAGTAATTTGAGACTTTCTTGCCATAATATTTGCCGTAAGCTTGTTCTAAGAATTCACTGAAACTAGTCATCTTACATCACCCCTTTTTCTTTTTTTACATAACTCCATACTGAAGATGATTTTACACCCTCTGCTCCTGAAGGAACTGGAGTTACTGATTTTGCTACGTTAGATGTTAATTTTTTTCTTATCTCTGAAATTGATTTCTCTAAGTTCTTAATAGATTTTTGCATGTCTTCGCCTTCGTCTTTCTTGTTTGCCTCGTCCTCTGCGGATTCTGGCTTTTGTTCTGTGTCTGGTTTGTCTTCTTTCTGTTCTTCTGCTTTTGCTACTTCTTTGTCTGGCTCAACAGCTTCGTCTGGTTTTGGTTCTGGAGCTACTGGCTTGTCTTCTGATTTCTCAGGTAACCTTGCTAATATACTTCCCATCGTATCTTGAATATTGGAAATACCTTCTGCTAACTTCTGCAAGGCTTGAGCTAATTCTATATTCTGTGAATTTTCTTCTGCCATATCTTTCACCTCGCTATCTGATTTTTTTATCATATCTTGATAAATGTGCATAACTATTGCATAAAACTTATCTGACCCTTCTGGGACATCTTTATATTCTTGCTTTACCTTATCTTTGGCTTCTTTCCATTTCGCTTCGTCAACATCGCCTGGCTTAGATAAGTATTCTTCTGATTTAATTAATTTATCTGCGTCTGCATCGCTTTTTATTACGCCTGCTTTTCTACCTATATAAGCACAAAGTTTTTCTGCGTTTTCTTTTGGTAGTCCTTTGGTATTTGTAGCCCATTCTACGCAACCATCAAAACCTCCTTTGAATTTGTTATCTGACGTTACATATTTGCTATTTGCTTTATCCACTTTACTCACCTCACTTTTTGCCATGCTGAATCCAGTTATAAGTGCTAATGGGTTCGCTGGTCGCTCCACAACACTGATCTCCATAAGTGGAACAGTCTCTAACTCTGCCGTATCGCCGTTTTCTGTGTGCTTCATTAAAGCAATAGGTCTGCCCCCGCCAATAGAAACACCTCTGTATTTGCCTGACTTAATTCCTTCCCAAGTATCATCATAAATAGAGTTATCAGCATCGTGAGGATAAATCTGACATAAAATCTTAAATGCTTTGTAGTCGCCTTTGTCTTCCTCTTCGCCTGATATTACCTTGCCGACAACTAATGGGCTGTGTTTGTTATTCTCGTCAACAATGTGTAAAGTAGCACCACGAATAAGAAATTTATAAAACGCCTTCTTAAAAATAGAAATTGGGACTTTTTGATTTTGGTTATCAATAATGTCTGCGGTAGCATAAGCAGTGAATAATCGCTCTGCATCATCTTGAATTATAATATCGTCATAAGTACCCATTTGAGACACATTCCTTTATCCTGTGTCTATACTATATCTACTATATATAGGTTTTTGATATTTATAAGTTTTTCTATTCTAACCGATGTTTTCTATTTTCTATCTCTTTTTTTAACCTTATTTCATTTTGCCTTTTTTGTTTATCTGTGTCATTAAATTGGCTTATTCTTGAATATCGCTTTAAAGTGTTTCGCCCCGCATAAAAAGACACTTGAACAAAAGGAGTACTTATATAAAAATTAGTACCACAAAATCTACAAACGCCTGTTCTATATGTTAGTTTGCCTTTCTTAACAAAGTCTTTGTCTTGGTATTTCTTTGCGCACCGCATACACATACTATCGTTAATGGGATATAACTGATCACAATACTCGCCTGTCAATTCGTCTTTGCCACCATACACATAACGCTTATTCTTTATCTTCGCCTGATCTTCCCAACGTGTTAAGTTCCTGTGTAATTGCTCCATCTTCTACCACATCTTTATAGTCTATAACCTTTATACCCAATTCTTTAAAACTACCTATAATAATCATCTGAGTAGAATGATCTAAGGTTACTACTGTGCCACAACTTGGACATACCCAACGGCTTCGCTCATTTTTAACTCCAAAAGGGAACATCTCTTTATCACAATTCGGACAACTTGCCATATCTCACCACTTTGTTTACTTTTTTTTTATTTTTTAAGTATCTGGTTAACTTTTTCCTTTTTGCCCTGCCGACAAAATAAATTTTCTCAAACTTATTTATTGCTTTTGGTTAGGAATTCTAACAAATGTGCTACGACAATTGATATGAGGCATGAATGGTCGCTCTGGAGTATATACTTTTGGATCTGCTTCTTCCCTTATTATTTGTTTTAACTCTTTTAATGTTACACCCTGTATTGTTCTTTTACTTATGTTATAACAGTATTTTGTTCGCCTGTTATCAGGTATAGATAACCATTTATATCGCCATTCGCCTTTGGGGTCTAAATCTTTATATGTTTTCTCCATGCTTAGTCTTTGGACATTTGCATACTCTGTTCGGATAATTCTGTTTACTCGCTCTTTGCTTAAAGAAGGCAATTCTTTTAATAATTCCTTCTTTGCACCTGCATAATCAAACTCATTTCCTTCAAAATGGTTTTCTAAGATTTTATTTATCTTCTTGCTTAAATCATCGCTTAGGTTACTATAACTCTGCCATAATAACTTGGATTTTGTAAACTGTTCTATTTCTTTCTTATCTGATTCTGTTATAGGTAATCTTGTGCCTTCGCTACTTGCTACTGAGTTTCTTGCTCGCTCGTAAATCCTGCTTATCTCTTTTGTTACTTTGGGAATTACAGAACCTACAAAGGCTGTAACTAAGGCGTTAACACCTTGCTTAATGTTAGTGTGAGAGAGATTTTTAATCTTGTTTTTTAATACTCTAAAAATAGGCTCTGTGTCTTTGGGTAATGTGGTTATGGGCTTAGGACTCATAATTTCACTTCTTATCTGTCTTAGGGCTGGATAACTTATCATATCCTGGCATCGGACCAAAGGTATCCTCTAATCCTCGTGCGTTAGAACTAAAAGAACTAAATGTTGAACTTGGCTCTCTTACTGGTTTATCAGTGTATATGAATTCTTGCCTCTCTTCGTCATAATCTAAGATGTCAAACCCTAAGTTAACCATGCCTGTTGCATTCTGGATTTTTAAACCTTTCAATCTTAATTCGTTGGCTTCCTCTTCCTTCTGAGAAGGTCTTAAAGTTATACTCCAATCTGTTATGTCTTTGGATTTTGTAATGTTGTCTAAAACATAAGAATTAATTGTTTTTTGTATCTCTTTTATAAACTCTGGATCTGCGGTTATTTGCCTTGTATTTGGGTCTATATTGCAATTATATGCAGAGACTATATCCTTCTCATACTTATCCTGTAATTCAATTAATTTTAATTCGTCAATAGAACCTAACATATCTACAACCTTCATAAACTCGCCTGTTGTGGTTGTGTCAGAACCAACTGCAAACATTGGTATATAGTTTCTGTCTTTCTTTAATTCTACCTTGTTTTTCTCATTGCTTTCAATTAAGGCATCAATGTTGTTGGTCTTAAAGAATAAAGCTCTGTTTGGGTATCTTCTCGCTACATAAATATCATTAATTAAATTGTCTATCGCTAATATAGAGGTAATCTTATATCCCAAAGTTTCTATTAAACTAAATCTGGAACTCTGCTCAAATAAAGGTATTCTTATTATTTCATCTCTATTGTAATAAGTCTTTGTATTCTTGCCTTCGGTTGTAAGTGCATAATAATCGGCTGTGAGAAGTGGAGTACCGCATTCAGGACACACTAAAGATTTCTCTAAGCTAACTAGTTTCTCACGGTGAAAAGGACAAAAACCCTGTGCTGCACCCACTCCTATATTGGCTGCTCCCAAGACTCCTTCTTGCGAAATGTTTGGATAAACATTAATGGGGACAATCCGTTGTACGCCTTTTAACTCTTTATGTAAAGTGTTATTCATTACACTGTATTCATATTGCTTGAGTATCATACCTTCGTCATATCGTAATAAGTCTAAGACTACGGCTTTAATCTCGTGTTTAAGTGAATAACTATTTACATTCGCATTCTTAATCAGTTTTTCTAAGTATTCTTTATTTTGATCATTTGGTTTTATGAACTCCTCTGAACCACAAACATCACATTTATCAACATTCGCCTTATATTCTGTGCCACAGTGAGCACATTTCTTAACATAAGCACTCTGGATATAAAAACCTTCTTTGGTTGTATCTAAAACTATTTTATTCTGTATGTTTCTGACTATAGATGTTTTCTTACTTAATTCTGCATAAGAATAGTTTTGCATCTTACTCGCATAAAACTCTAAAATATCTTGAATTTTGTCTATAGTAGGAGCATAAGGAGTACTTGCTTTTAAATCGGGAACTCTTACTATCTTTACTGGTTTTGCTTCGGATTTTCGCATATAACCAAATCTTTTTGCAATATTATCAAATAAGCCCATATTACCACCATAAATATATGTTTTTGATATATATAAGTTTTTCTATATATCCAGTGTAAACGCCTTAACATCGCCTAATACAACACTCAAAGCAATCATCAGAGAGTCTGCCTCGTCTGGACTTTTATCTTCTGGATCAATAGTTTGAATCTGTCTGTCGCTTGCTATCTTGAAAGTCCATTTCTTTAATTGTAAAGTATATTGGCTGTTCGCTGGTAAGTTATAAAACCTGCCTTGTTTGAATATATCTGCTAAGCCAAATATAGATTCTGCCTTTAAATTGAAAAATCTGTTTTTATCTATTGCCTTAAAACCGCTCCTAAATCCAAATACTTTATATCCTAATTCTTTTATTCTGTCGGCTACGCCTTTTCCTATTGGATAATCTACTTTTATTATTATGTCTTTTTTATCCCATTTTTTATTATGTAAGTATTCAGATACAGTTCCTACAATCGCCATATCATTGTTTTCGTCCATTTTTATACTGTCATAGAAAGAATATTCGTCGTCTTTTTGCCAAACAATTGTTATAACAGTATAGTCCTTGCCGCCTTGTGCAGTGTCTATGCCTATTAAGATTTTATCATATGTTTTAAATTCTTTCTTTCTTATTGCTTGCTTTATATGTATATCTTCCTTAAATATAGAATGTTCTATGTCCTTTGGGAAGTCTGCATTAAATAAGACATCAAACTCTAAGTCGGTTAGGTTCTTCCTCTGATCTTCAATTGCCTTTTTGGTTAATCTTCCCTCAGAGACTGCTGTCTGCCACGGGATAGATAATTTACTCCAGGAGTCGTCATTAAAGTGCTCATAAAAATGATTTAAAAACCAAGGGTTGCCTATTTCTATCAATTTTGCATCTGGGTTTTCTACTAACATTCTGTATATTTTACTATATACCTCTGTGGGTAATTCTGCAACTTCGTCTACAACAGTTAGATCATAACCAAATCCCATGACACTAAATCCTTTGCCTTTTATGTCTGCTGTTAAGACTTCTATGCTGCTGCCGTTTTTGAATGTTATTCGCTTCTTAGACACTTCTCGTTTCAATCTCTCTAACTTGGTTAACTGCATTAAGTCTAAATCAACTATGTCAGACATCTGGGGACAACTGCTTAATGATTTTAAAATGTACCCCATTATTATTTTTGTCTTTTGTAATGTTGGAGCTATAATACCTACTCGCTTGTTATCAATAAAAATTGCATACATTATAGAACCAAGAGCAATAGTCTGAGACTTGCCATATCTTGTACAAGCCTTAATGGTTATCTTATTTGAATTGTTAAAAAAATAGTCTATGATCTTATTCTGAGAGGGATATAAAGAGAAATTAAACCACTTCTTAATGTAGTAAATAGCAATCTTGGTAATATCATTCATCATCTTCCTCTTTTATTTTGCCCTTTAATATTTTGTTTACTTCTTCTTTAACACTCATGACTTCGCTGTTCATTTGAATGTTTTCTGTGGTCTCGCCTTGTAGTAATCTCTTCAATTTAACAGCTTCTATAACATCGTGGTAGTTTATCTTTTTTATCATTTCTGACTGGTTTTCGCTTATTGCTTTTGTGTACATTGCAAGGATACTTTCTACTATTTTTAAATCCTGTTCGCTTTTTTCTTTCTCTTTTTCGCGAACTTCCCAAATTTTATGTCGTTTTTCTTCCCAATTATAAGTCTTGATCCATCGGTATATGCTGTCTTTTTTAAGACCTAAATAAGAGGTTATTTTATTTGGCACTATGCCTGCACAATACATAGCATAAGCTTTTTCTCTTGTCTCTCTTGGTAAAGCCATGTTTACTCACTTAGTTTTACTAATCTTTCTATTTCTGACTCTTTGTCTTTGATCTTATCTTTTAAATACTTATTCTCTATATATAAATTTATTAATTCTATTTTTAACTGTTCTGGCTTTTTGCTTATCAGTTTGTTTATTTCTTCATTCATTTACTCGCACCTCACTAATATGTGTTTTTGATCCATCTGGGTTTAACTTATAAACTTCTTTGTTTTCTTCTAAACCTGTGCCTCTTTCTAATATGATTAAATTACCCGCTTTAATTGGCAACTTGCTAATTATATATTCTATATACTTATTTACACCTATTTTACCACATGTGAAATAATCTAAAAATATTCCTTTCTCCTCTGGATATGTATGAATACTCGCATGGCTCTCTGATATTAATATATTTAAACTGTACCCATCTGGTTTAAAGTAATGTTCTAACTCACCCAAGATTGTAGCACCTGTTTTTTTAATTGCAACTTTAATTATTTGCTTTAATTTTACAGGAGGCATATTTTTATTTAATTTAACATCTATAATTGCGTGCTTCCCTTTAAACTCCATTTTTCCACCTTAAATATTCTTTTATATCATCGCCTTTATAAAATACTAATATGTTTTGATGCATTCTCCCAACCTTCATACCTTTTTCCCAAGACCTTCTTGCCCTTATTGGCAATGTACCTATTGCATTTACTAATATAATTTCATTATAATATTTTAAACCTGCATTTTTACACCATTCTATCATCTTTGGTATAAAACCAATATATTCGCCTGTTGGGTTTCTTACTTCTGATATGACAAATACAGCAAACCTATTATCTTTTAATTTCTTTACACCTTTTGTTATACTTTCTTTTAAAACCTTATCAAAATCTTCTATATTCATATTACTAACATCTTTTTCATCTTCGCTATAATGTTCCAAAGTATAATAAGGCGGGCAACTAAATAATAAATCAATACTATTATCTTTAATGTATTTATCCATATTAAGTATATCATCGGCATACAAATTTATATCTTTTAACTCTAATTGTTTTATTTTTTTATTTGTTGCATTAACTTGTTCTTCTCTTAATTCTACACCTTCTAGTTTATATCCATCTAAACCTGCTACTAAATTAGGTTCCATATCACCAGCATACATATTAAATATTTTGCCATTCTTTTTACAAAACCAATTAAATAAAACTTTTGAAAGTAACGGGTCAAATAAACTAACGCCTCCATTTATATTGTGTATAATAGTATCCGAAGACTTAGATAATTTACTTTCTCTTGTTTCAGTAGTTACCCCAAATAAATCATAATATTTTTGTCTTTTTTCTCGCCATAAACCAGATTTTGTATCTATAACACTAAATGGAGGGACTATATAATCTTCTGCTAAACTCCCTTTTTTAAATTCGCCTAAATCAAATTGTTCCTTTTTTAATTCTGCAACCAAAATATTTAATTCTTTTTCATTAAACCCTGTTAAGTCTAACATATTGTCTAATTTAAGTGTTTCTAATTGTGGCAACAAATATTCATTATTCCAACTGCTTAATTCAGCACTGCGGTTATCCATAATTGCAAAGGCTTTGGCTTCCTTCTCATTCATATCAACAAAATGAACAGGAATTTTATTTATTCCTAATCGTTTGCAAGCAGAATATCTGCCATTGCCTACAAGAATTATTCTATCTTTATTACAAATAAGTGGGTTTCTAAATCCAAATCGTTTTATGGATTTCATGATATTTTCTATATCATAATCAGTATGTTTCCTCGTGTTTGCTTCGTTTGGTTTTATACTATTTATATCAACTATTTCTATTTTATACTCACACATATAAATCACCTTACAAAAGACATTGCAGTGGTTATCTCTTTATATATTATTTTTCTTATTCGCTCGTAATCAATAGGCTCTTGGCTAAGAAGGTTTCTTATTGCTATGTTTATATTTGGATTTAATTCTTTTAGTTTGTTATAAATATCTACATCTATCCTTGTTACCTTTGTTGTTATACTACTCATTTTTATCACTTATACAAATAATAGTGGAGATTGGATTTGAACCAACGACCTTCGGGTTATGAGCCCGACGGGCACTCCA